TGACCAAGGAGTACCAGCGTAATGGCTGAGAAAAAGAAAGAAGAAGAAGAAAAGAAAAAGAAAACTAAACGGAAACGAACCAGACGAAAAGTAGATTACATATATACTGGTCATAGTCGTGATAGAGATAGAAACGCTATGAAACAGTCCCATGAAGCGCAGTTTAATCGTAACAAAGCAAATTTTCTTACAAGAAGGACGATGTTTAAAAAGAGTGAGCTTGCCAAAGGTTTTGAGTCTGGACGATTAACGTCAAAAGATTTAGGCGAAGTGAATAAGATCTTTGCTGAGTCTGCGAAAAATAAGGCTACGTTAATAAAAAGAATAATTAAAAAAGCGAAAAGAACAAGACCAAAAAAATGAAAGAGATGATACAAGACCCCGATAAAGCCGGAGACGGTCAACCACAACAGGGAGTACCAGCGTAATGGCAACAAAGAAGAAATCCAAAGTCAAAGGTAAGGTTAGCCAGAAAATGATAGACATTATTAAAGATAGTCTACCGACTATTCCGAAAGGTGGGTTGAAGGGTTTGGGTAAAGGTATAGGGAAACCCGTTAAGCCAAAAGTCAAGAAGAAAAAGACGCAAGACAAAGCCTCCATGATTAAAAATATAACAAAGAAAGCGAAGAAGAAAAAGACGAAGGTTGACAAAGAAACGTTAAAAGAGGCAATAAAGTCATTAGTACCCGGAGCGGCGACTAGAGGACTTGCGAAAGGTAGCGCCAAAGCACTTAGAGGACTTGCGAAAGATAGCGCCAAAAAACTCAAAGTGGGTAAACGAAAAAGAAAACGATCTCGAGAGGTCTAAATGGCAACTAAAAGGAAAACCAAGGCGAAGTTGGTTATACCGGATGATTTTGAATTACTGGAGAGACAGTCCCAGTACCCCGACAACATATCGAGGTACAAGGACTTCTCACAGTTATTCTTTAGCACTGAACAGGGTATACGCGTATTCAAAGAAATCCTTGGTATGGGTTATATGTTGAATGACCCTGTCAAGTACAATAAATACGGCGTTGATGAGAACGCCACTTTAATCTCAACGGGGGAACGGAAGCTGGCACTTATGATTCATAAGACGGCAACAGTCGAGCCACCTCCACCCCCACCTTCAACAACAAAATCGAGGCGAAAGTAGATGAGCGAAGAAGAAGAAGCGGTCGAAGAGACTGATGAAGAAACAGAACAGTATGAGGAGGAGGAGTCTTCTGAAGATATAGAAGAGCAGGATACCACAAACTGGCGCGGTATGATTAAGGACGATGGGCTACAGCGCCATGCTGAACGCTTTACGGATCTCGATTCGTTGGTGCAAGCCAATTTGGACGCACGGAAGAAACTGTCCAAAGCGGTGCAGAAGCCGGAAGGCGACGCCAGTGATGAGGAGATGGGCGACTATCGGGATTCTATTGGAGTGCCGAAAGACGTTGATGGGTATGATTTCCCTCTACCAGAAGGTGTTGAACGTACGGAAGAGATGATGGATGCCGAGGACCACTGGGCGAATATTTTTCTCGACCACAACATCCCCAAAGAAACAGCCGACACACTTGTAGGAGAATTTAGGGGAGAAGTCCAAAAGATCATGGAACAACAGGTCGAGGCGGATCGTGTTGTCACTGAGGAAGCCCAAGCTCAGTTGAAACGAGACTGGGGCGACGAGTATGAGAAGAATTTGATCTTTGCGACCCGCGCCAGTGAAAAGTTATTCGGGGACGAATTTGAGGACGCTCGGTTCATGGAAGACAAGAGCGGGAGGTTTATTCTCGATAATCCTATGATGGTTAGAATGTTCGCCCGTTTGGGCAGAGAAATGGGGGAAGGTTCTATCGGGGCTATCGCTACTTCCGAAGAGAAAGAAGGTCTTATGGAGAAGGCCAACGATTATCGGGACAAGCGTATGGAAGCCCATGCCAAGGGCAATAACGCGGAAGCCCGTAAGTGGGATGAACGTGAAAGAGAAATGCTCGGCAAGATCTACGGAGACGACCCACTGGTTGGGTCTAAGACCCGTAATATGTAGTTGACAGTTTTGGCTATGTTTTGTATAGTCGAGATAAGAGGGCTTCCCGGCAACGGCCCCCTCAATAGCAGTATACATGACCAACGCCCCATTCTAGTTGTAGGCACGGCCCTCTAACGAGCTTCCCGATGCTAAAACTTTTTTGGCTTCCGAAGGAATTGTAGCAGGATTTTATTAATGTTTTACAAATTCTTGGAGGCTTAAATGTCTACATCTATTAACAATGCGTTTATTACGCAGTATGAGCGTGACGTTCACGACGTATTCCAACGACAGGGTTCTGTATTGAAACCTTCCGTTCGGTTTAAGTCTGACGTTGTTGGCTCTGTGGCGACGTTCCAGAAAATCGGAACAGGCACCGCGACGACTAAAGCGCGTCACGGCACCATCACGCCTATGAACCAGACTCATACTGCCGTTTCAACGACCCTCGCCGACTTCTACGCCGGTGACTGGGTTGACAAACTCGACGAAGCTAAAATCAACATCGACGAACGAGCCGCTTTGGCCCGTGGCGGTGCAATGGCTCTCGGCAGAAAGGTGGATAGCCAGATTCTCACCGAACTGGACACCACTACCCAATCAACTGTTACTATTACGGTAACCACTTCTAACCAGTGCCGTAACGGTCTATTGGACATGGTGGAAGCCATGATAGCCAATGACGCTTACGAACCCGGAGCAATGTATGGCGTAATGTCACCACACCTCTGGGCTGTTGCTTCAACCATTAGCGAATTCGCAAGCTCCGACTATGTCGGCGCAGACGGACTTCCGTATAATGTTGGCGCGGCTGTTGGTATGTACAAACGCTGGGGACAGGTTCTCTGGACTGTACATTCTGGTGTTCCGAATGTTGGAACAGCAACTTCCAAAGTTTTCATTTGGAATAAAAACGCTATCGGCTACGCCGCTGGCAAAACCCCTGCTAATCTCGCCGGTACAATGGGCGGGGAAACTTCCGTAGGGGCGGATATTACTTGGCACGGCGACCGCGCGGCTCACTTTGTGAATCACGCAATGTCCGGCAACGCGGTATTGATAGACGACGCTGGAGTTATTGAAGGTAACCTCAATGACACCGCCGCAATCCCAACTGCGTAACTTGATTGGGGGGCTTCGGCCCCTCGATTTTTCTTTGACCCCTAGCTAGGAGACGAAATGGCGTTTATAGCGGCAGATCTAACTAACATGGGTTCGTATAATGGCTTTAATCATTGGCGTTATGATACTCTGGAAGCATCCACAGCAGTGGACGCGGCTGGGTATTTTAATAACTCTGATGACGACCAGATCTTTCAGGTTGGCGACTTAATCTATACCGTTGATTGGACAACTGCTGTCCGCACCGGTACAATAGCCGGGATGGGCTTGCATATAGTTAATGCTGTCACATCTGCTGGCGTGGTCGATATATCTGATAATGTTCTGAACGCCTCTTATGCGGATTCAGATTAACGGTATGGGGGCTTCGGCCCCCTTACTTTTTTACCTACAGGAGAAGCTATGAAAGCGAAGGCAAATAAGCTGAATAAACCGGAAGACGGCAATTTTGGCAAAGTGTGGAATTACATATGTGACCAGCATGATATAAAAGTCTGTTTTGAAGAAGGATTCTTCAACTCCATTGGCGGTAACCTTATGGCGGGTGATACTATCCGGATGCTGAGAATCAACAACAAGTCACAACGTATTACTGAGATGTGTGAAGGCATTGTCTTACACGTTGAGGATACCAAATTAGGTTGGGTGGTAGACTTTTTCCCTCTCAAAAATAAGATTTTAACCTTCGGTACGCCAAAGGTTACAGAGGATAATAAAACAGAACACCAGCCAGACCCAGAATTTATTAAAGGCAACGGTAAAGTGGAATGGAATCTTGGCAAACGGGGCTATGCGGTTCTTGATGACGGGAAACAAGTTTACTTCACTGACAATAAGGCGGAAGCACACGCCATCTCGCGTGGGGACAGACCGATTCCAGTAGTTGTATAAGGACATTATATATGCCTAGTGAAACTGATATAGCTAACATGGCCTTGCGGCTGGTTGGCGGTACACGCATTACATCTCTGACACAGGGGGTTCCTAATGCCAACGCAGTCCAAGATCTATATGAAGAAACGCGGGATCACCTTTTGGAATTCCCGTGGAATTTTGCGACCAAACGGGTACAACTGGCTCAATCTGCCTCATCTCCCGCGTTTGGTTACGACAACGCCTTCACCCTTCCATCCGATTGGTTATTCACCATTTCCGTCCATGATAATGATGGGGGTGTCGGTGAAATTGATTACCGACACGAACAAATAGGGTCGCAAAACGTAATTTCTACAGACTGTACTAGCGTATACATTGTGTACACTTATAAAGAAACTGACCCAAATCTGATGACTGCCGCTTTTCGCAGGGCTTTATCCTCTGCACTGGCACGGGATCTCGCCATCACAGTAGCAAATTCAAACATACTCGAAGACCAACTCTCCAAGCGGGCCACGAAAGATCTGGCTCATGCAAAATCCTTAGACGCCATGGGGTCATTCCCAGAACCACGCCCTAGAGGCAACTGGGCGAACTCTCGAAATGGATTTAGATAATGCCAAAAGTTCATCCTATAACACCTTCGATGAACACTGGGGAATTGACTCCCCGACTTGCGGCTAGAGTCGATTTCAATAAGTACCCATCGGGCGTCGAAACACTAGAAAATTTTATAGCTCTCCCAGAAGGCGGAATCGCTAGACGGGCGGGATCTCGTTACGTCGCGGCTACCAAGACCGGGGCTACGGTTAAGTCACGCCTCAAGAAATTTGAATTCTCAACCACACAAAATTACATCATAGAAATGGGCGCGGGTAACTTCCGTTTCTACCGGGATCAAGGGCAAATTGTAGTCCCCAGTATAACAGCGGGGGTTGCAAATGGTACGTTCCCTTCCGGCATAACAAGCTGGACGGATAATTCCGGTGCAGGTTCGTCGATAACTCACGATGCTACGAACGATAGAATGAATTTAGTATCGAACGGCACTACAGAGGCCGAGGCGGAACAACAGATCACGAACTCCTCCGCGATAGAACACGTCCTGCAATTTCAAGTCATAGGCGCACCGGGGGATTACATCTTTTTTAGTGTAGGCACTTCCAGTGGTGGCGCACAAATACTTGATGGTTTTATAGCGGAAGTGGGCTACCACTGTTATTCCTTTACGGCAACTGCGGCAAATTTTTACATCCGGTTTCACAATGAACTGGGCAAGACTGTACAGATCGACAACGTAGCGCTTTTGGATGACGCCCCCGTGGAGCTAAACACTCCGTACGCGGAAGCGGATCTATATGAGTTGGAAGGACCGCAGTCCGCTGACATACTTTATTTTTTCCACGGGTCGTACCCGACTTACCGGTTAGAACGTCGGGGGCATACTACTTGGTCCCTCATTGAAGTGCCTTGGCAGGATGGCCCGTGGTTATCGGAGAATACAACTTCCACAACCATGACTGCCTCCGCCGCTACGGGGCTAGGGGTAACAGTTACGGCATCGGCTACAACCGGGATTAACGGGGGAGACGGTTTCCAGACAGCGGACATAGGTAGATCAATTCGTATCACGGACGACAGCACGGTCAACTGGGGGTGGGGTGTTATCACCGCACGGGCCAGTACCACAAGTGTTACCGTCGACGTCGAGAGAACTTTTACTGTTACAACCGCAGAGACGAAGTGGAGACTTGGCTCATGGTCAGCCACTAGCGGATACCCCTCGACAGCGGCGTTTTTTGAACAACGGCTTTACTCGGCGGGAAATACAGACCAACCCCAGACCTTCTGGGCTTCCCAAACAGGAGACTTTGAAAATCACGCACCAGACTCAGACCCCACGGCAGGGACGTGGGATGGGACTGTTCAAGATGACGATGCTCTTGATTTTACTATTTCTGCCGACAATGTTAATGCTATCCGCTGGATGTCTGCCGGGGAAGATACGCTCTCCATCGGCACAACTGGAGGAGAGTGGATTCCTTCTTCCACTGGGGCGGTAATAACACCGTCGGATATTACCGTTAGAAGACAAACAACTCATGGGTCGGCACAGACTCAGCCCGTCCGCGTGGATAATATTGTACTGTTTGTACAACGGGCGAAGAGAAAAATTAGGGAATTTGGCTTTACGTTTGAGACAGACGGTTATCAAGCATTTGACATGACACGTCTCGCACAGCACATTACTGAGAGTGGTATCGTCGAGATGGATCATGCCGAGGAACCCGATTCGCAAGTGTGGGTTGTCAGAGAAGACGGGCAGATCCCTTCTATGACTTTCCGAAGACAAGAGGATGTAGTCGGATGGGCGAGACATATTTTAGGTGGGTCATTTAGTTCAGGGGACACTGTAGTAGAGAGTGTGGTAGTCATACCGGGGTCAAATGCCGTGGGGCAGGTTCACAGTTCTGAACAGCGGGATGAGGTTTGGATACAAGTCAAACGAACTATCGACTCCGCGACAGTTCGGTACGTTGAGTTTATGGAAAGAGATTATGAGAGTAGTCAAGACGCAAGTGATGCCGTGTACAGTGACTCATGTATTACTTATGACAGTTCTGCTACTAGCACCATAAGCGGGCTAACACATTTGGAAGGGGAATCGGTTAAAGTATGGGCGGACAACGCTGTACAGGCGGATAAAACAGTTTCTAGCGGTAGTATTACGCTGGATGTAGAAGCGTCCACGGTACAAATTGGGTTAGGTTTCACCCACAAATTAAAGACTTTGAAACTAGCAGAGGGGGGCAATAAAGCTGGCACCGCTGTTGGGAAGACTAAAAGAATCAACAGCATTACTTTTGTGGTGCTTAATAGCCACACTTTAGAAGTTGGGCCTACAGCGTCAAGTCTTATAAAATACGACTTTAGAGACGTCGCAGACCCCATGGATGCTGGTGCCCCTTTGTATACGGGGGAACTGGAAGTTGAATTTGAAGGGAACTGGTTAGCTGACCCGAGAATATTTATCGAGAGTGATGATCCTGCGCCCTTTACATTATTGGCTATCGCGCCGGAAATAAAAATAAACGCTTTAAAATAAACGCCCAAACGGGTACAATACACACGATGCTTAGATACCGAGACTGGCCTGACAGACTATTGGATTTTCTAGCGAAACGTGACTCGACTCCTATGAAGTGGGGTACGTCTGACTGCACCCTTTTCGCCGCAGATGCGATACAGGTGATGAATGGGTCTGACCCAGCACATCACTTTCGAGGAAAATACACAGATAAGAAAAGTGCTTTTAAAATGTTGAAGCAGTTCGCGGGGGGTGGACTTGAGGAGACTACTGTTCAGATTTTTAGTGACATGGGTTATTCCGAAATTCCCTATGCCTCTGCGAACTCGGGTGATGTTGTACTTATGGACGTGGAGAATGTTGACCCGGAAGCCGAAGGGCTTACGACCGCGATAATGGCGAACCCAACTACGGCAATCGCACAAGGCAAAGACGGTCTTGTGTATTTAGAAAATCCTGACATAAAGAGGGCTTGGGCGATATGAATATTCCACAAGGCGAAATACTTAACTGGCCTGTTGTGACAGGTTGCTACCGGCTCTCCGAAGGTTGCAATAGCTGTCCATCATACTGGGAGTATATGGAAGAAGGCAGAAGTTACGACCCGGTTGAACACCCAGAGATTTTAGAAGAACCTTTAATGAATCCTAAACCATCAACTTATGAGGTAGCTTTTGGGTCTGATCTTTTCCATGGTGATATTACCCTTGCTTTTCAGCAGTCTGTTTTCGAGATAATGAATAAAGCACATTGGCACCGGTTCTCCGTCGGAACTAAACGCGTGGCGCGTATGCACCTGTACAGCCCGCAGTTTACTTGGACGGACAACATCATCGCGACCGTACCAATAGAGTCTGGTGAATATGAATGGCGGATTGACATTTTAAAGAAACTGCCAGCCAAAACCAAAGTCATATCAATGGCTCCGATACTCGGGCCATTTAGCACGGACATAGATTTTGAAGGCATCGACGCAGTGGGCATCGTGCCAGAGACTTGGGGCTACAAACGGCCCTACGACCCGGAATGGGGCGAAAATATAAGACGACAATGCTTGGAGCAGGAGGTTTCCTTCGGCGCCGACAGCATATTGTATGTCAAAGAAGGACAAAAAGCTCATGCTATTAGATGAATACGATGTAGACGAAATGTTTAGTAAGAAGTGCCACTGCTTCGGTGCGGCGTTCACAGCCGCCGGTGGTGGCGCTCTTATGTCTGGGGGAACCGCCGTAGCCGCTAATTTATCGTTGGTTGGAACATTGGTATCTATGGGGGGTTCGATTATGCAGGGGCAAGCCGCCGCCGACCAAGCTAGGTTCCAAGCGGGGGTTGCTAACAACAATGCTATCGTGGCACAGCAACAAGCTACACGGGCCGCACAGCAAGCGAAGATTGACGAAGATGATTTTAGGAGACAGCAAAGCGATTTGTTCGCTTCGAGACGATCACTGTTTGGTAAAACAAATATAAACCCGACGACAGGGTCACCTCTAGCGGTGTCTTCCGACTTCGCCGGGGAATCAGAACTTAATGCTTTGAGAGTAAGAAACCAAGGCGCGGTTAATGTTAATGCTCTACAGAATAGTGTACGACAACAACAATCACAAGCAGGACTGTTTGCTACTAAGGGTAGGAACGCGGTGAGGAGCAGTGCTTTCCGCGCCGGGGGGCAGTTGTTTTCCGGGGCCAGTACAATAAATAAAATATACAGAGGAACAGAATGACATGGTATTCAAATTACCACCTAAACAAATAACGCGACAAAATATAGAGAGGGTTGCCAGTGCGCCAGATAGGCGCCAACTTGATAATTTTGACACTACCGGTGTGTTCGACCAAGGCGGGGCCGCCGTTGAAGAGATTGGGGACAGGATTATGATAGAGGCCGACGCCGCTTTTAAACAAGACGCGGCAACCCGGAAGCGGATGATGGAAGCCGACGCGAGGATCAAGAAGCGAAACTCGACGATTAAGAGTTCTATCGGGATGGATAATTATTTGACAGAATCCGATAAAAGGGTAAATACATTTCGCGTTAATAATGACGTTTCCGACCCTGACAACCTGAAGCGGTTTGGTCAGGAGATGAGGGATAGCGCAGACCAGTTCCATCAAGCACTTCTGGACGCGGGGGTATTGCCGCAGATGGCGGCGGACACTTATAATAAAGCATTGCAATCGAACCGGAAAGTAGCCGAAGCACTGGGCAAAGATTCGATTACAAACCTAAACAAGAAACTCCAGAATCAAATAGATCGAAAGGTTGATGATGTGAGCGCGAAAGTAAAAGCCAACCCGGCGAGTTACTTAGAAGCACTGGACGCACTCGAATCATCACTGGATCTGTTTAAGGGCGAATTGAGGGAGGGGCAGGAGGTAGCCGAAATGGAAAAGGCCCGTGACAAGATAGCCCGGACTACGATAGAAAGTTACATGGACACAGGGAACCTCGTAGCGGCGGATGATCTTCTTAACGACCCATACTTCCAAAGATTATTTTTGAAAGACGAAGTCCGGGTTCAATACGAAAAAGATATCCGTGAATTGGAGCAAGAAGAGATTGTTCGCGTGGTTGACGACAAAACAGGGGAAATTATATCTGTTCCGCAGAGTAAGTCGTTTGGTCGCAC